ACAGTTTGGTCAAAAAGCTGTATCAAAGTCAGAAAGAAGGGACGAGGCCGCAAGACGATACCTGGAAGAAAACAATGATGATGGTGTGGCGTGGCCTACAAGCAATGAAGTTAGTCCATGATGACATTGGATCAACTGATTTTAAATACTGGGAAGCATCACTGTCTGATTACCCGCAAGAGCAGTTACTGCAAGGGCTAAAGGCTGCGGAAGATTGGTCCGGCTTTCTCACACTAGGAGACTTCCGTAAATTGTGCGATAAGCCGGTCAGAGCGCCCTATCACAGTGAGTTTAAAGCTCTGCCCAACAAGCGGATGGACAGCGATGTGTTCAGGCAAAAACTGAAAAAAATGCGCGAGGAGTTAGATTTATGAGTGAGAAAAGAACCGCCCAACAGCAAAAAGCCCTGGAACTATGGTGTAAGATTTTGGCCGAGGATTTGAACGCTGCGGGGCTTGATCAGCGCAAGGTGTTAAAGCCGTCAATAGCCATTCCGTGGTGTCAGCCAAGCGTGAAGGATAGGATTTTCAGACCTGTATTCACCGCCATGACTGGGCTGGAATCGACAGCAGACGCTGACCCCAAGGATTACAATCCAGTATATGAGGTATTGTGCAGACACTTAGCAACGAGGCTGGGCGTGACAGCTCCCGCATGGCCTGACAGGAATCGTGAGGATTTAAGGCAGGGTGGATGAAAGCGCATCAAAAAATAGTTAGAGATGGCGCGTCCCAGAAAACCGATATGCTTGGCGAGTGGTGGCTAGATATAGATACAGATATAAAAAAAGCAGAAGTTAGAGAGGTAAGCAGAGGAATTGCCGAGGGAATCATAAAAGAGTATGAGTGGCTGGGGTGTTTGGCAGCGGTAAATTGGTTTTATTACGGAATATTCTTTGATGATATTTGTGCTGGAGTGGTTGTCTATGGGCCTGAGTACATTGAAAACCTTGGCAAGTGGGATTCATACGGATATACGGGAAAAATAATACTTTTATCGAGAGGGGCTTGTGTTCATTGGGCGCACCCTCATAGCGCAAGCAAGCTAATACGGCAAAGCATGAAAATGCTCCCTGAAAAGTTCAAGGTGATTACTTGCACAGTTGATGACTTGGCGGGAGAGGTTGGAACCATCTATCAGGCTTGTGGTTTTGATTATGTTGGTTCTATGCGCGATGCAAACCCTAATGTTAATAGCAGAAAAGGGGATAGGGATGCTTGGGTGATTAATGGCAAGCTATACGGAGCCAGAAATATCAGACAAAAGCTAGGAACCACCAAGATACAGGAAATTAGAAAGCATTATCCAGACGCAAAGAAAATAAAGCAGAACTCAAAGGGCAGGTATTTTAGCTTCAGAGGCTCCAAAAAAGAAAAATCAGAGAATTTGAAAGCTATAGAGCATTTAATTAAGCCATACCCAAAGAGAGAGAACCAAGACATCCCATCAACGGTTTTAGACGGATATTCAAGATGAAACTATACCAACTAACCGACTCTGAGCTATCCAAGCGGTGTGAGAACCATGTAAAGCTATACCGTAATGTATCGGATTCAACTCGATTGCTTGAAGAGTTGCTTGATCGTTTCACCAAGCAGAAGAACATATTAGACGAGGTGTTAAGAGATGATTATCCGATCCAAACGAATAACTCAGGCGGCAAAAGACAGGAGCTGTGTGTGCTGCGGAATCGAAGATGGCACAATTGTGAGAGCGCACTATAGCGGAATGCGCCAACATCAGTACGGCAAAGGCCGTGGAATTAAAGGTCACGACTGCGTGGCCGCTGACCTGTGCATCAAGTGTCATGGGAAATTTGACAATTATGAAATGGGCAACGGTGAGACTAGGGAATTGCGACACATAGACCAGAGTGAGCAGTTCCTGCACTATTGCATGATGACGCTCGTCCGGGACATAGAAGCCGGAATTTATCAATTATGAAAATTGACATCAAGCCTCTGTCTGTCAATGTGGCATGGCAGGGGCGAAGATTTAGAAGCAAGGCTTACAAAGCATACCAACAGGAAGTCGCACTCAAGCTCCGCAAGATGACCCTCCCAGAGCCTCCCTACACGCTGCTCCTTGAATTTGGAGTAAGCAACAAGGCCGCTGACTACGATAACCCCATAAAGCCCTTTCAGGACTGCCTACAGGCTTTCTACGGCTTTAATGACTCTCAGATTTATGAGGGTGTGCAGCGCAAGGTAATCGTCCCCAAGGGCGAGGAATACGTGAAGTTTTCAATCCTGCCCCTACTAGACCTTAGTCACCTGTATGTCTAGGACAATTCTGCAATAAAATTCCTGCAATTTGTCCATAACAAACGAATATTGCTTTAATTGTACGATAGTCGTTGACAAGGGGTAGGTATTGGCTTAGAGTTGTCTCACTTACTTAAAAACACACAGGAGAACGACCATGTCAATGACCCGCAGAGAAATTGAAGACTTTTACGAATTTTGCGAGACACTAGACTTTGGTGATTATGACAAGGTTATGGTGCTTGACAGCAGTATACAGGCCTACGCAGACGAGGTGACAGGATGAAGCTAACAGCGGAACAGATCGAAGAAGTAGTGGTGGAGGCTCTTATAGAGGATAGGGAGAGCCTAGAGCAGGAGGAGATGTCTACACCGTACACTCACGAGGACTACGAAGACCGCATAGCCGAGCTAGAGAAGGATTTAGAGCAGTCCATTGAGCATATTGATAACTTGCAATTTTGCTCAGAAGAGCGCGGTTTTTTTTATTGCCCAAACTGTGGTGAAGGAACCAAGCATACAAAAGATTGCTACATTGGTGTGTTCTTGGACAAGCATAAGCCCTAGACCATCACATTACTGATTATATGGAGAGTGAGAATGGAAGATGAATTAGATATGTTGTTTAGATGGCATGAAATTGATGACCAGAAGTTGCTAGAGACAGTAAAAACAATTCGGCAATCTGCTAGAGATAGCGCATTAGCCTATGCCGCAAAGCATGGGTTTGTAGCACCGCCGCGAGAGGAAAGATCACCGGCTGAAGATAACATAAAGAAATCCGAATAATGGCAGAACCAGAATTCATTGATAGGATTAACAATCCTGAGAACTATCCATACATTCAGAACTCGGATGGAAGCGTGTCATCTCATAAAATGGCTGCTGAGACGGATGAGGACGGTAACTGGTACGTCTTTCCTACCATTCAACTGATTGACGGTAAGCTGAAAGAGTTTGATGACAATAGCAAAGCTATGGATTCTGCTTTGAAAACTAACAACTTCCTCAAGATGAAAAATAAAGCAGAGGCGTTGCGGTATGCGTCTGGAGGCTACAAGACAAAAAAGTTCAAAGCGTTTAAGCCGCCAGCTTCAGACATGGCTGACTTTGAATAAGATGGGCTATTAATCATGCCTAAGATGCAGACTTGCGTCGGGGTGGGAAGATCAACGTGATAGAGCCGGGGATCTCGGGCCAAGAGACTGCCGAATACAAGATCAAGGGCGGCCGACCACGGTCCAAGAGTGGGGAGAATGTCTGGCGGGACTTTGATGCCTTCGGCAACCCGACGGGTAACAAAATAGTCAAAAAGTAATAAATCGCTTTATATAGGTAATTTCTCAGAAAATAAAAAAACTTTTTTTATTTTTTAAGGCTTTTTGGTGTAACCAACGTAACCGTCTTGTATCTTACTGTTTTATATAGGAAATACTGGTTACACCAAAGTTACACTTGTTTTTCTATAAGTGTAACCTGTAACCTTTTTACAAAACGATACGAGACGTACCCGCTATTCTATTTTATTGAAATATAAAACAAAAATCCCTGAAAAGACTATATAGAACTGGAGAATTCGATGACCAGCGGATCAAAACGAATGGCTGAATTGTTTAACAGCAGTCCGGTAGAACCTGATAAGAAGAAGCGAAAATTGGAGGAACGCCTGCAGGCCGACGTGGGAACTCTGGACGATCAGCAGAAGGCTGTCACGCCGCAGCAGTGGAAATTTATCACCGAGCTGGTGGATGGCGAGGGTAAGCAGACCCTGAAACAGGCGGCTATCAATGCAGGCTATAACATCAAGACGGCGCACAAGGATGCGCACGCCTTGACAGACCCGCGCCAGAACCCTCAGGTAGTGGCAGCTATTCAGCAGTACCGAAAGGACGTGGCTGAGAAGTACGGCACGAATATCGAGCGGCACCTGCGCGACCTGCAGGATATCCGCGACGCTGCATTACAGGCAGGTAACTATGGCGCGGCTGTCACTGCAGAGTACCGCCGGGGACAGGCGCTGGGCACGATTTACGTCGATAGAAAAGAGATCAGGCACGGCACGATTGACAGCATGAGCGCGGATGAGGTGCGCCGTAAGCTCGAAGAGATCAAGGCGATGTATGGTGGGCCGCCGCCTAAGCAAATTATTGACGTGACGCCTGAGGATCTTGAGGATCTTGAGGATCTTGAGGAGGCACCC